GATGCTCCTGTATGTCTTAGGCTGTTAACTATTAATTTACTTGTCATAATTTAGGGCTTTGGATTGGCATCTTTCACTGCCTTAATAGAATTATAAAATGCACTAAACTTAACTTTTAAATCTGAGTCAGCATCTATTGCATGCCAAAGTAAATCTAATTGATCACCTATGGCAGGATATGTTGTAGAACCATTAATCGTTCTATCTGTTTTATATTTATTTGCAACTGCTTCAGCATCTAGTGTGGTTCGTGCAGCATCTATCTTGCTTTGATCTAAAGTAATTGATTTACCATCTTTATCAAAAGCACCTGTTTCATCATTAATAATACCGACATCTGGATACGCTTTAAATATTGCATCGTGATCTAATTTTGCCATTATCCTGCTACCTCCAATAAAGTAATATTAGAGGAATTACCATCATCTTGAAATCTTACTCTTGCACTATCAGAAGCACTAGCAACTCTTCCCTGAAGTTTATATGTATTAGAACCTGTTGAAGCACCTGTATCTAAAAAACTAAAATTTAGAGGAAGAAACAATATTTTCTGAACATCAGTAGAACCTTCTATACCTACATTTTTAGTGTTACCGAGTGTAATAAGATCAGTAGAACCTCTTAAAAGTTTCACAGCACAGGTACAGGCAACCGAACTACTACCTCGTTGAACGTCTAAATGTTGGACACACAGAACTAAAACTTTACTATTTGCTGAAATAGTAATTGATGCAGTTAACCCTGTATCTGCAAAAGTTTCTGTTGTATTTGAAACTGTAGATGTGGTTGAAGCAGTGACAACTTGAATAATATTTCCTGCTTTTGGATTTGTAGTTGTTAAAACTGTACCACTTGCTGTATCAGGTACAGTTAATACTCTAGCATTTGAACCAGAAGCAGGAGCCTTTAATTCAAAGGTTCCTCCTCCAGAATCAGCTGTTAATTTAATTGAACTCATTACGTACCTCCAAAACGTGTAAATATAAAACTAGTGGCATTTTCTCCTGTGTACCCAACAAGAAAGTCATCATTACCACCAGCACCGCTTCGCACATCAAATTTCAATCTAAAAGTTGATGTGTTTGTTACATCTATTAATTCTATAGAGTTAAAGTTTCCGTAAGCTCCACCACTTGATGCGTTTCCTATTGCGTAACCAACTATTGTGTAATTACTACCACTATCAGAACTTACTAAAGTCCTTACTTGTCCATAGTGCATTTCGTTATTACTACTATATAAATAACCATTTGCTTGAACTAACCATTTCCCAGTACTAGGAAAAGTAAAAACCCCAGAACTTTCAGACATTCCAGTTCCAATATGCGTTGAAAAAGTATTATCTTGACGTTCTAAATTTGCTGATACAGCACTCCAGCTTGTAGTTAGTTGTTTATTAGCATTTAATCTCCATTGGTCCATTTCTTGAATACCTTGAGCAGCTAATCCACTGGCTAGAGTATCTGCGTCTACACAGCCATCAGGTAAGCCTCCAACTGCCAATCCTGTTACTGTTCCATTTCCATTAAATGTGATAGGCATAATTTAAACCACCGTATATACTGAACCGCTAGGTATAGTCAGCGTGACACCTGCATTAATTGTAATTGGTCCTGCACTCAGAGCATTGCAAGTAGCTCCAAATTCAGTGCCTAGTGTGTAGTTAGTTGTCATGGTTGTTCCATTCTCCATAAACAGCTTGTCAGAACCTCCTCCGACAGCTCCACCACCTGATTGATCAACAAATGAGAGAACACCTGATCCATTAGTGGAAAGCACCTGGCCTGAACTCCCTGCACTTGTTGGGAAGGTGGCAACCTTAACTCCGTTAGCTGAAATAGAAACTAATCCTGATCCACTTCTAAATATTCCCGTATCAGTATCATCAGAGAATGTTATGGAAGGGACTGAAGTAGTTCCATCAGGAAATGTTCCACCAGCATTTAGATAATCTGCAGCAGCTAAAATTACACCAAAGAAATTTTCACCTGACGCTGGAGCGGAACCAAAAACTATATTTGTCCCTGATAATGTAAAACCTGTTCCTGGCTCTTGAACTACACCACCGACAGAAATTATTAATTGTGTCTCGTATTTTGGAAATGGTACAGGTGCAGAACCACCAACTGTTAAAGCAAAAGTTGTGGTACTTCCATTAAACGAACTTGATACATCATCAACCGTTTTATAATCATTATTCGACCTTAAATTATTACCTATATACGGCATGATTACTGAAATCTTTTATTTGCTTCTTCTATTTTACAGAGGCTAATTTTTGAGAATTATTACTAATTTTTTAAAAATTTAAGTATTAGGTCCTGCAGTAGATGGTTGTGTCGGCCAGATAACATCATCAGGAGTCTTATCTTTATAAGTCTGAGGAATATCCCTTACGTTTTGTCTATAAGCAGCCCACTGAGCTTGATCTACAGTCGATCCAGTTGTCATTGTCCAGTCTGTATCTTTTAATATTTGATTTCTTTTTTCTCTAATGTCAGCCCAACTTGTAGATTCAGCAGCTTCAGGGGTGTTTCCCTCTGCTACCCATGCTTTAAAATCTTCATTATTTTCATTACATGAAATAAATTGTGATCCATTATCTTCTATTCGTAAATAGATTTTTTCATCACTAATTATTGGATTTTTGTATTCTTTGTATTTCATAATTAAAGCTCCGCAGAAAAACCTAAGAAGAAACCTGTGCCATTTGCTCTTAATTGCACAGCTTGACCAGTGCTAAGAGAAGCATCTGTTTGACTAGTGTTTACAACCGCAAGATAAGGAGTGGCTATAGCAAAAGTAGGTACAGTATTGCAAACCTCATGAGTACTTGTTCTTGAAACAGAATAATCACTAGCAGTTCCAGAAGTTTCTAATGCTGTAGGTTTTGTTCTCAGAGTGGTGGGAAAATTAATTTGCATACTGGCAGTAGAACCCGTCATTTGCATACCTAGTGCATATCTTTGTCCAGTTGCATCACAAGTTGTTCGGTAGTAATATCTTTGACATAAACCAAGCTCCTTACCGAATGACCTATGCTCAAAATCTGTTACCACGCTGCCTACTTCTAATTGAACTCCTGTAAGATACCATTCATTGCTTGTGCTACTTGCAACATTAGCAGTTTGACCTGCCCTACTATTTGCGTTTGATGTACCTTCCCAAGCTGCTGTAGGTAAAGTGCCACTTGTGAAATCAGTTCCAGCTAAAAGAACAAATCTAAGATCTAAAGATCTGGCATTATCATTACCAAACGCACCAGTTGTGTCAGCAGGGAAAGAAACTGTATATCTATTCCAGTTGGAATCTGACACAGTATAGACTGCACCTATATTTCTGTTATTGTCAGCATCATATAACCAAACAACATAATTTCCACTTACATTAGTTTTGACATAAAAACTTACACTAAATTTTTTTGCTGCTGATGTACCTTTTGCAAAAGCCTGTAAGTTTTGACCTTCAAATCGTTGTTCTACTTCATACAATTCATTACTTGCTGGTGTCCGAGCAGTCGTGCAATCTATTTTAAGTGAACTACCAAAACCATCAGGAGAAGTTGTTGATTGACTTACGGTATATGCACCAACGTTTGAACCACTTGCATTAAATCTCCATCTATCACAGACATTTTTGTAGCCACTTGAGTTGACACCAGTTTCAGATGTACCACGTTGAGCCACTTGCATAGCTCCGTTGATTATTAAATTTCTATTACCTAACTCTCCAGCTAAAGGTAAAATATCATCTGTTAAATCTTGTTTTTCAGCTGCAGTAAAGTTTGTATTCTTTACGTTTGTAGAAAGCCTATCTGAACTTACTGTTGTTAGAGCCATGTTTTATACCTCCTTAAGTCTGATCTAGATAACTTACAGTTGCATCTATTTTACTTGCAGTGGCAGCTCGTATTCTGAGAATATCATTTGCTTGCATTATTATTTTTGATCCAGCTATTATTTCTAAAGAACTACCTGCAGGTACAGGTGCGTTTTTTATGAGATGAGTATTATCTCCACTATTCTTTATTAAAGAAACATCAACCTGAACACTAGATGCTGAGGTATTTGAAAGTAAGATACTTAATAAAACTAGTGTTGAACTACCACCAGCGGTAACAACAGTTGCATTAGAACTGGTAACGGCATCCGTTACTACGTTTAATTTAGTGTCGCTTTTGAAGGTATTTGCCATATTATCCTAGAGCAAGAATTAATGCAATTTGATCAGAAAAATTGGTAGTAGTTGCAGATAATGTTCCCGTTATAGTTACATTACCTGGAATTGTTACTGCCCCATTAGAATCTATTGTAAGACGTGCAACTCCTCCAGTTACTAATGTCAGCTCATCACTAACAGGACTAATCAAGCCTGTATTAGGATCACCATTAAATTTTAAAGCACAATTATTTAAATCACCGCTTTTTGTAAATAATGAATTTGAACCATCTTGTCTTAATAATGGGAAGCCTCCACTAGTAAGTGCGTCATGTATTACAACAGTTTTTAATGTGGTATCTACTGTGACCTCACCATCAGCACCTTTAAAGCCTGAATGTTCTGCTGTTGTTCCTCTTCTAAATTGAACTTGAGTTGCCATAATACTATCCTAAAGCCACTGCTATAGCCGTAGCAAAATCCTCCGTAGCGAAGGATGTCGGCATATTAATTGTAACTTTGTTACCTGTTGCAGCTGTTGTGATGTTTGTACCTCCTTCTATGTCTAGAACTTCTGAATTTAAATCAATTGCAATTGTTCCTGAGTCAGCTTCAATATCTAAATCTTCAGCAGAAATTTGACTATTTACATAAGCTTGAGTAGCAATAGTTCCACTGGCATCAGGAAATGTTAATGTCCTAGTCTGACCAGCTGTAATTGAGGCAGAACTAAAAGCTCCAATTTTTGTATTATCTGAATTATTTCTAATCCTAAATCCACTGTCATTTGTAACGACTGCAGTAGAAGTTATCGAGGCTAAGCCAGTAAATGTTGTTGCACTACTTCCAAGAGCAACTCCAGTACTACCAATAGTTAAGGAACTATTTGCAAGATTCCCGTTAGCAATTGAAGATGCAGTTGTAAGTACGGTTCCTGTTTCAGCTGGAAGGGTAATAGTAACATCAGCTGTCGATGCAGGACCTTTTAAAGTTGCAGAATTTGTTCCATTATCAGTATCTTCTTTAAAAACTATACTCCCTGCAGAAGCTGAAGATCCTGTAAGAACTGGAGCAGTAAGGCTTTTATTTGTTAAGGTTTCAGTGCCAGTAGTTGAAACTAACGTGGCATTTGAAACAGCAGTATTAAATTGAGCAAATGTCCCAGTTAAAGTATTATTTGCAAGGTTTACAGATTTATTTGTTAAAGTTTCAGAACCCGTTGTGGTTGCAAGAGTTGCATCTGTAACAGCAGTATTAAATTGAGCTAATGTCCCTGAAACTGTGTTAGATCCAAGAGCTATTGTTTTATTTGTAAACGTGACAGTATTACTTGCGGTTACTGGATAAGAAATATCACTTGTTAGAGCTACGGTTCCTGATGCATCAGGAAATGTAATTGTCCTGTCAGCTGTAGGATCAGTAGCCTCAATATTAGTTTCGTGTGCATTTGCTGTTCCTTCAAATATAATTGCTGATCCAGCACTATCTAAAGTTAAAGTTCCACCTAAAAATGCATCTGACCTTATAGAGGTCATGTTTGTTATTGATCCTATTGTTCCTCCGAGAGAAACAGAACTAGCTCCTAGTGTTATTGAAGAATTTGCTAATTGAGTATTAGGTATTGCACTTGTACCTAATACTCCAGTAGAAGAGTTATATGTTAATCCATTTCCAGACGCTACACTTACTGAACCTCTAGCTCTCGCCTGTGTAAAATATTCATTTGTACCTTCACTTAAATCGGTAGTACTATTTCCAGCAAAATCTAATTTATCTGCAGAAGAATTTAACTCCTGAAAAAGACCAGAAACAAGTACTAACGCCTTCCTAGTTGCCATTTCATATCTCGATCAAGTCCTTAACCAAAAGAACTTATTTATATTTATTTTACGCCCACTAAATTGTTAACTTATTTCTATTGGGGGCTCTGTCTTTACTACCAAAGATGTCGTAGTAGCAGCTTCACCAACCCTTGTCACAAAATGTCCTGAGCTAGATGGTGGAGTTTTTGTAATAGAACCTGCGGAACTTGCAGATAAAAAATAATGATCACCTGCATCTAGCCCTGAAACAGGAGTTATACCTTCAACAATACATCGAACTAAATTTCCAGCAGATACAGTTGTTTCTACAAAGCCCACTACCCTTGCTTTATCTTGTGTATCATTAGCTATCGCCTTTCCAAGTTGACCATCACTAGATCTTGAAAATACAGCATCTCCTTGGTTTAAATTTTCAAAAGCATTTGCAGCAAAACCATTTATCTTATTTGCTACCTGACCTGGAAAATTTGATTTTAAATCAATTAATGCTTCAGTAAGACCCTGAGCATTCGGTGCATAAGGTTCGTAAGACATTAACTTAATTTAATAGGTGGTTCAATTTGAATAGATAATTTAGTTGCGGTTGCAGCCTCACCTATTCTTACGACTGCCTGACCTGCAGAAGAAGGAGGAGTTGCAGTTATTGCACCAGATGTAGTTGCAGATAAAAAAAACAAATCCCCTGCGTCTAATCCTGATATATCTTTTAGACCAGCAACAACAACCTGTAATGACTCATCTGTTAATGCTGATATTTGTGCAAATCCTATTACAGAAGCATTTTCTAATAATCCATTTGCAGCACTGGCTTTACCAACTTTTCCATCAGATGTACGCATAAATAAAGCATCTCCCTCAGTCACAGCCTCAAATGCAGTAGCTGTAAAAGTAACTTGTGCTGGAGCAAAAGTTGGAAATCCTTCTTTTAAATCAATTACTGCATCAACTAATCCTCTATAATTAGGCTCATATGGTTCACGAGCCTTATTCACATTATTGGCTATCATTAAATCTCTTAATGCAGCAATAGCTCCTTGTATATTCGGTTCGTAACCTGTTGCCATTTTATTTACATATAATTATCTATTTTAAACTGTGCCTACCATTATAATTAAGTTATGGAGCCTCAAGTCATTGCAGCTATTATTTCAGGAAGTGTTGGAGCCTTCGCTGGTATATCAAGGGCTTTAGGTAACTTTAATAAAAAATTAGATAGAAGATTTGAAAATATTGAAAGAAATTTAGAAAAGTTAAAAAATGAAGTTTTACATGATTATGTATTAAAAGAAGATTTTTTAAGGGAAATGCAAGCAGTACATAGTAAATTAGATAGAATTTTAGATCATTTATTAAATAAATAATTAAACAGCCTGCCAGTTACCAAGTGCAGATAAATATATTTTTAAAGACCCACCTGAATTTGTATCCCAAACTAATTGACCGTTGACAGGATTAGCTGGTAGCCCAGCAGAAACAGATGCAACTGCTTTTGGTATTTGAAATGCAGAGCCATCATGAATCTTAAATATATGCGTACTAGCAGTATCTAACCAAGTTTCACCCTTACTAGAAGATGTAAATCCAGCAGGGGAACTATTAGGTGCGGTAGATCCAATATGAACAGGACCTACTTTAATTAAACCTGTACTAGGAGATGCAGTATTATCTGCAAAGAATAAACCAGGACTTATATTATTGTTATTTACCGTTAATTCACCAGCTCCTAGTCTTATTGGAAAAGGTCTGTCATGTGCTGTGCTCGATCTACGAGATTGAATTTGTACTGCCATAATTAGACATTTATATATAGTCCTGCATCTACTACTGTATCTTGGGCAGTCTCTGGATTATATGTTCCAGCATCCATATTACTTGTATTGTCTGCAGCATCTAATAACTCTCCATTTATATAATCTCCAGCTTGTAGCAATCCAGCTTCAAAAACATTAGTAAATTCTGATAATGGTTTATTTACAATTCCAAATTTTATATCATCTAAAACCGTAGGTGCTTTATTAAATAACTTATTTACCATTGCAATCATTCTATTTGTTGTATTAAAAGCTTTACCCGATCTATTTAACCCACCTGTTTCATCTCTTTTTAAACTATCAGTTAAAGTCATAGCAATTACAGATGGATCAAAATTAGCTATATCTTGAGGTAAATTAAAATCACCAACAATATTTTTATTACCTTCCCATTTTGTTGAACGATTATATAAAGCAAAAATTTCCACTGCTTCTTGCATTTTTCTTTTTTCTTTTGCCCATCTCCTTTCCCAACTTTCTAATCCTTTTCCAATTGGTTTATCACTAGGTTCTAATAACCAAGCTCCGACATACTCATGTTTTTTTAAATTTTCTACAGTTACATATCCACCTGTAGTTTGTGTAAAAGGATAAACAACAGTAAAACTATTTGGATTGGGAACATCAGTAATCGTATATTCACCTGATATTGCATTCCCACTTGTAAAATTTAATTGAATTTTATCATTTTTATTTAAATTATGATTCTCAAAATCTACAGTAATATTAATACCATTTTGGGTATATTTCGCAGCTAATTTAAGTGGTTCATTACCTTCGTCGTGAAGTATTGACCACATAGCAGCGTAAATATGCTTGCACCAACGTAATTGATAATATTGTAAATTTTGAAAAGAATCTTGTTTTTCATCTTCATATTCAGGTAACTGATAAAAATTATTTATAGTCACATAACCTAAATCTCTAAATACTCCAGGTTCATCTCTTCTTTCATCTAAAGATCCGTCATTTTGAATTATATTTCCCGGTTTTGTATCTCTAATTGCAGTTACAGGAAACTTCTCATGATTATTTTTACTAAATAAATTATAACTATCTCTTCTAGAAAAATCTTGACAAGAACAATTCCATCTTAATTCTGTAGTTAAAAATCTCCCTACTGCAAAACCTCTATGAGCTGGTACAGTTGTCTTAGCAATTGTATCTACAGTTTTTGCTCCATAACTATCTGCTTTTTGAAAAATAATTTCATTTGTTGTCGCATCGGAGCCTGTTACTGTATAACCAACATAATCGTCGTATCTAAATCCTCTTATTAATCTAAATAATTTTAAATTTCCTGAAGTTGTTCCAGTAGGGATTGTGGTGAATTTAAATTGTGTAGGGCTAGTAACTTCGATTGTATATCTACCAGATATAACAGCTCCTGTACTTACATCAACAAACACTTTATTATCTGTAGATAGTCCATGAGCAGAACTACAAGTCACAGTAACTGTAGAACCTGATCTTGCATATGTTGAAGATATACCAGAGTCTCTTTCTACTATGCGATCTGCCATTCTTTCTCCAGCTAAGAAGGCAACTTCAGTTGGTAACGATCTTAGTTTTACTCTCACAAATCTCCAACGAGTATCATTAAATGCTGTAGAGTTGTGATAAATAACATTACCTGAAGTTGTTGCAGATCCTGATGCAGTTAAGGTAAAAGTATTCTGTGTCTTACTCACAATTGTTAGAGTCTCATCTGTCGCACTACCTGTAGATATATCTAAGTAAACATCATCACCAGGAAATAATCCATGATCATTTTTTGTTACTACCAAAGTTGTTCCATTTTGAGAATATGTAGCATTTACTTGAGGTGCTAAGTATCTGACATCTAATATTGGTAACCCAAAATCGTAAAAACTAAATCCATCTGTATCTCTCATCCCACATATATGCTCACCTAATTCTTGATTAGTGGATGGAAAAGTAAATATTCTGGCAGGTATAAAAACTCCAGGAAACTGTTGAAAAGTAAAAAATAATCTATAGTCTCCTCTCTTATCTCTTTCTTTAGCAGTAGATCCTAATATCTGTTGCGTAAATGTATATAACTCATACCCTCTTCTCCATCTAGTCCATAAAGAATCTTGATTATAAAATTTAACTTCACTTTCTAATTCATATCCATCAGATCCTCTTGGATAAGTACTAGGTCGTTTTGGAATATTTTCAAAATTTTTAAAATTATTTTTTAATTCGAAATTAGATTTATCTTCGAATTTTTTAAATCCGAATGACATAACCTTTAATAGAAACCACCCTGTACGTTACAGTAGAATCCATTTGTCAACGCAGTAGCTCCACTAGCAGCTACATATAAAGCTTGACCTCTTCTCAGCATTAATCCTCTTTGTTTTGGAGCAATTTCATTATTAGATCCAGCAAAATTTAAAGCTCCTGACTGTACTGTAGGATGATTAATTAAAGGTAATTTTTCTGTAAGTGTTGTACTTAATATTTGATTCTCCGATACTTGTGGAATACTTTGAGTAAATAAGGGGAAGAATTGATTAATGTTTGTAATTGTACCTGTACTAACAAGATAAAAACAAAAATCAACGGGTAAAGAGACATTAACATTTCCATTTGCTGCTGACTGAGATGGGACATCTACATCAAAAGTAGTAGATGTGAAATTTAACGTATCTTTAACTTCAAAGGTATCATCTTTCGGAACTACACCAGTGTTGTATGTAAGAAAATCTAAAAATACTTTTTGACCTATCTCTAAATTATGTCCGCCTGATAGAGTTACTGTACAAACTGTACCTGTTGCAGAATAAGTTCCTTGAGTAGGAGTTACTGCATCAAGTTTTTGTATAGATCTTTTTGCATATGTAAACCAAATTTCATCAATATAAGCACCACTAATTGAAGTATCGGTTAATGCGGAGTCAACATCAAATACTTTTGTTGCATTACCAACAGCTGTTGGAATTAAACTTGTTAAAAATGATTGTCCCGACGCAACTGTACATAGGGTTGAATTCGTTGCTGGGCGATCAACCATTAACGGTTGTTTGTTTGAACTACTACTTGCCACGTTATTTATTCATAGGACTTGTTTTAATTATATAGGAAGGTTTTTTTACTTATCTTTTTTCTCTTCTTTTTTATTTTTTATCATCTTAGACTTATCCAAAGCTTCTTTACGTTTTTCCTTATCAGACATTTCTTTGCCATCTTCTTTCTTTTTATTTTTATTTTTAAAATATTCTAATAATTGTGGTGGCATTTTACCTTTTTTGTCTGCCATTTAGTCTTCCTCCTCCCTATCAATTGGAATGTCTAAAGTTTGAGTAAATCGTTTAGGTAGATTAGTACCTTTCGTATAAGAAAAAGGTGCTTCATCTGGGCGAACAGCAAATAAATCTATTCGCTTTTCTCCTGCCATTCTAGTACGTCTACCTTTGAAAGGACTGGCTTTCTGTCTCTCTCTTGGACTAATGATATCTCTATTTCTTTTTATACCTAAAGTATATCCAAGTTTTGTAGTAGGTAGAACCATAGCTATCTATGACTTACTTCTAATAGTAATCTTGTTCCAACAGCTACATCAGCTGGACCAGGAAGTGCTTGTATAAATTCTGCACCTTCTCTATTAAATCTATATCTTGCTTGAGCTGGATTTCTATAATTAGGAACGTATAAATGCATTGCTAATCTATCCGTTTCGTAAATATAAATTTCTGTCCAAGTTTTTAAAGTTTCACGAAAATCTGAAGTTGCAACTGTTCTGTCAACGTCACCAGCAATACTTTCAATTCTATTTCTTGGAACAGTATCATTATTAATGCTTCCAGTCATATCAGTTCTTTTCTCTGCTTCATCACAACGTCCTATTTGTTCAATAATTTTACTAACCCAAAAAGAATCTTGGACATTATTTAATGCTTCTTCTAATCTGGCTTGGTCACCAGCTGGTATTGAAGTTATGTTATAACCTAAATGCCAACGTACTTTTGATTGTATAAAGGTATCGAGCTTCATTCAAACAAGTAAAATTTACCTGTTACTAGTCTACTCTCACTAAGTTTTCTTTAAATATCTCATCCCAATCTATACGTTTAATGCCTCTTAGCTGTTCTAATTTTGTAAATCTTTCCCCTGAGAGTGTAGTTTGTAAATCTTTAATATCTCTAGCAGTCTTTAAACCCACTCCAGGTAAGGCATCTGCTATTTGTCTAGCACCTGCAGTATTAATATTTATTCTAGTATCTACAGGAAAAGTTTCTTTATTACTTAATTTTGCTTCTTTATCTCCAGAGGCATTAAGCTCAGCTTTTAATCTCTCCTCTGTTTTAATTTTTTCACCAGTAGCTCCAACACATGGAATTAAGTCTTCATCATTTACGTACTCAGTTTCATCTTGAGCATTAACGACCATAGATACTCCTTCTCCATGTTGAGATATCTTCTCTACTATCCCTCCAGTAATTCTGTGTTGATACAGCATAATTTCAAATAATCCTTCTTTAAATAGCTTACCTCAATAAATTTTTCTTGACAATGAAAAAGCGAGCCATAAAGACTCGCTCTTTCTACTAATTCTAAGAATATGAATTAAGAATCTGTTCCGCCTACCTGAGAAGCAAAGTCAATGAATCCTTGGATATCACTGAAGCTTACTCCTGCAGCTGGACGTAAGTAGTTAACACGGCATACGATGTATGCTGCTCTACCTGCATCATGATCATCATCAGAAATGAATAGACCATCACCATTAACTGAAGTATCAGTAACTGCGTTAACATTATAAATTTTAAATGTTGTGTTTGCTGTTACCTTGTACATCATGGAATTAGCTGCGTTTGCTGCAGTAATACCACCACCTGTTACTACTGTCCAAAATGGAAGTTTACCAACAGATACGTTTGATGTACCTTGAGCAATGGTTGTACCACTGAATGTCAAAGTACTTGTAGCTGCTGCTAGACCATTTTGCTGAGTAGATGGAACACCTAAAGGAGCACCACCATTATCAGGACCAAGTAATATCACTTCAGTATTAGTACCACCGATATCTGCTGTCACTGGAGAAGCAGGGAAAGATGGTAGACCACCTGAAGGGATGTCTTGACCTATAGCTATAGAAGCTCCATAGACATATGCTGGTCTGTCTGAACTAGCATTTACTACTAAGCTGCTGCGGTCACTACGTACACGATCATCAGGACGACGATCGGGAGAAGGGATTGTGATGTTGAAGCTCTTGTGGTTTGCTTTTGAACCTGACTTAGTAGAAACCTTGTGGAATCCAATAAGTTCGAATGCTTCAACTCCAGGCCAACCTTTAACACCTTCATGGTTGAAGGATGATAAACGTCCAATCTGATTACCTGGTTCTAGGATTGCTCCTGCGTCACTTTTATAAGTTGCCATTAGTTAATACCTCCTATTACTCTGTAATTGTGAAGGAAGTGGTAATGAAGTCCTTATTCAAGTTTGCAAAACCAGCATAAAGCTGCCATATAAGGATAATGAATCTTGAGAAATCATCATTATTGTTAATTAAAACTTGAGCGTTAGGACCACCGATACCAACACCAATTGCCTGTGGACCGAAGAACAATCCTGCTGGAGTTGTTCTTGAGGATGCACCGTTTCCATCTCCAATATCGACCGAAATTGTCTTAGATGGGAAGTTTGTAGATTCAAAGAATCTTACTCCTTCAAACACGAATCCAGAAGGCATAACTGGCTCACCAGCTACGAACTGAGCTTGTCCATACTGTCCACCAGCATAGATTGCTTGGTTAGGAGCCATAGCACCCATTAAAGGTGAACCCTGACCCATTCCTGGATATCTTGCTATCTCACGGAAGCCTTGATCGGCTCTTAGATCTTTCATGAATGAAGGATCTGCTATACAACGATAATATCCGTCTGCGAATACTGGTACGTGACGCTTTCTTAGACTCTTAACTACCTCAAGGAGGTCAGTTTTAACATTGAACTTGAAACGCTCAGAAGCATATTCTGTAGCAGAGTAAGCATTCAATGTTGTGGAGTTTGACTTTGTCTTACCATTTGGATAGTAATAACCACCCTGTGTATCAGATGCAGCACCACGAGATTCAGATTTGAATAGTTCATCAATGAATACTCTGTCTCTCCATCTACGGTAATCGTCTAACAAGGTCAACGAACCAATTGATTGATGGAACATGTTTAAGTTTCCAGTATCAAGCAATAGACGCTGAGCTGTCATTAGGGTTTCTCTAGCAATCTTAAATGTGCTAGGAAGAGTTGTATTATTAGGGTCAGCAGGACCTGTATATTCCCTAAGAGATACAAGTACCTTGTCCTTTACGATAGATCTGCTGTTAGCAGTTCCGATTGTTTGATCCTGAGTACGCTCACGAGAAGTTTTTGTACCTGGATTTCCAAAGAATCTGTATCTATCGAGTTGAACGGTCTGCCCTGGCTGCTTGGTGAAGTCATGTACTACCACAGGCTCGGAAGCCATTTCAACGATATACGCAGGATGTGGTCTATACAGTTCCGCACCCAGCAGCTTCGGAAAATCGTTATCTATAAACATTTTTAGAAGTCAGCTAGGTTTGCTGATAGCGAACACTTAATTGTGTTCATTTGAAACTGGAAAATAAATTCCATTAAGTACAATTATACTTACCCTTAATAAACGAGATTATATAAGTTTTATTTAAACTATGGCGTTTTCTTGCTGACGTGATGTATATCCGTTTGTCATATTGCCTAATGAATATTGTGCTGAAGGTACAACACCTATTCTGTGCATTGGAGTTACATATCCATCAGCAGGTTGTAAATCAGGTTGACTCGCCATTGCCATCTGTTCTTCTATAGCTGCAGCTGCCATAAAATCTTTTGCCATTTTTTTAGCTTTTTTTGCTTTTGCGTGTTCCATTTACTTCTTACCTTTCTTTGATTCTAAAGGAGGCTGACCTACAGGTAGTTGACTTAATCCAGCTGCTGGTAAATACTGTGCTAAAAACATTTGCTCATTCACTCCAATCATATCTTGATTTCTTTCTGCAGCTCTTAGATTCTGAGGGACTAGTAAACCATTAGCTGGTAAAGGAGATCCCGGTAAATTCAATTTTAAATATGAGGCATCTAAATCAGAAGGCATTTTTGCTCCTTCAACAATTCTTGTATCTCCTTCTTTCATTCTTATATTTGCATATTCATCTCTATTACCAGCAGCAACTTGAGACATAGTATCCATACCACCAAATCCTATTAACTGTGGAGAGCCTATAGCACCTCCTGCAGTTCCTATACTCTGTAAAAATTTATCTGCTTTTTCTGTAGTACTGGCTTTTTTGTTTTTCATAGTTAGAAAATAAAATGGGGTGAAATTTTAAAAATCACCCCTTTTTTTAATTATTCCATTACGAGAAGTTTCTCACGGAATACTTGTGGATTCTGCTGTGCAGCATTTAAATATCTCCAAGCATTTTGTGGATCTCTATCGGCTGCTCCACCGAAATCTTTCCAGAAGTCCTGTGAATTTGTAGGAGCTTGTGGCTGTGGAGGAACAGGCATTTGAGGTCTAGCTGGAGCTTGAGCCTGAGCTTGTCCTTGTGCAGCAGCTGGGTTAGGTAGTTGCTGACCTGCAAAAGTTGGAGCAGCTGGTGCTTCATCTTCTACTGGATAAGGTCCATTCTCTCCAAAGAACTCACATGTATAATCTGCTAAAACATCTGGATCTGTAAGAATCTTTTCATATGCCTTATGCTCTGTTGACATCTCTTGTAATAAGCCTACTGCTTCTTGTAATTGCTGATTTGTCTGAATTAAAGAATCTTCAATCTGACAAGCATAATTATTAAGGATTGCAGGAGCATCTGCACCAAAATGATTAATTACTTCAAGACTTTGCTCGCTTACCCCGTTGGCTAGGAGCTGGTCGTTGGTTATCTCCTGAGAAGTTTGGGAAGAGTTGTTGGAGTATGCCTGGCTGTTGTTGCTCGAAGGCATATAAGTCTGCTGACCCCCGTTGCTGTATGGGGTTGTTTGTTGGTATCCGTAATTGGCTTGGTCGGCTGCTGGAGTCGTTGCTGACTGTTGACCCTGGAACGGGAATTGAACTGGTGAACTCAGGAGTCCCACTACCCTGTTGAATGCGTCCTTGTAAGGGTTCTCCGCTTGTGGAGTTGCCTGCTGTGTCTGGGGCTGATACTGCGTAGGGTTGTATTGGATCCCTTGTACCCCCATCTGGGCTTGAGCTACTGGAGCTGGAGCCTGTGTTGCCTGTGTTGGGGCTACCCATTGCTGGGAAGTCGCCACGGAAGGAGCTTGGGCTGCTTGAGGAGCCACGTAGCTGCTCTGCTGGGTCGGGGATGTCTGGGGTGCTGATTGGGTCTGCTGAGCGGTAGCGTCCTGCATAAGTTACCTCTTTTTGTAAACTTTCTAATGTTCGATATAAGAATGGAGTTAAATCCAAACGTGGATCAGCTGCCATCGGTAAGTTAGGCTGCTGAGGATGTGGGGTTCGCATTTCCTGATTTATTAAGTCAATAAATGCGGAATATGCCCTTTGTACTTCACCTACCATTCTAAACGGAAAACCAGAAAGCATCGCTGCAATTTCGTCGTCAGTTTTTGAAGGAAATAAGTACTTCAGTGCTTCTATACTATCAACCCCCAATTCTTGAAGGTTTCTAGTGAAGATGGATTGATTGAGTTTATCTTGAGCTGTGTCCTCATAAACAGGACCCATCCACCTCCAAAGAACTGTCCTGTCCCCATCAGGAGCTAGTCCTAATACTCCATCTGGAATTTCTCTTGTTTCTACTGCAGTATTAATAGCTTGTTGCAGTTTTTGTTCATATTTAATTTTTTGCTTTTCGTACTTTTCTAAAGCTTTTGGATCTTCGTCATTTTCTGGTAATTGTGGATATTTTATTCCTGAAGTAAAAGCTAAGGATTTTCTGAAAATTTGTTCTTCTTGGAAAATAATTAATTCAAAAACTTTACAAATTCCATACTGGTAAATCTGTAAACATTTTTTCTTAGCTGTCGCACTTACACGACCGTATGCAGATTTAATCTCTGTAGCTGTTACATTAGTGATACTTAAATCATCTATTCCTCCAAGAGCCAATCTAATCTCACTTCTAAGTTGTTCGGAGAATCTAGCTTGATCAGAACTAACAGCATTTGGAGTTATAAAGCCTACTCTGTCAGATGGCTCTAAATTAGCAATAACTCTAGGAACTCTCATACCACTGCCTGGTCTTCCTGCATATCCTGGCTGTTGTCTTGTTATTGGATCCTGCTTATAAGTAGAACTAAATAAATCAACATTCGAAGCAAAACCTGATTGACTAGATATACTTGGTCTTTGTGCTGTTTCAGAGTCGCTTTCTACAATGTCTTGTTTTGGTCTAGATGATAGAAGAGTTGGATTACCAAAGAATGATAAGTTTGCTCTTATATTTTTCACCATCTCATCATGAGCAGTAATTTGATTAGCAATAAAATCAAACTCTCCTGAACCATCAGTTCCAAATGCGTCAGGATTATTAAACACTTCAACACATGGAATAAACTCCATCGTGTTTTCTACAATTTTTTTATCAAAAGTTGCAAAATTTGTATTTTCCTGATCAAACTTTATTTCTTGTTCTGCATGATATTCTTCTATTTCTGTAGCAGTAATTTTTAATCTCATATATCTTTTATCTGTATTTAATCCCACCCCAGAAAAACCCTTTGAAGATTTAACCTTATATGGGTAAATAATTACGACTTCCTCTAGCTCACCTTCAGGAGAATAATATGTCCTATAAGAATCTTTATTAAACCAATAAATTCTATAAGATTTTTTAGTAGGTCTTATATAAAATAATCCTTTTCCATATGCTAAGAATCTATCCCATATTGCGTCTAATCTTGCATCTAATTGATTAAACTTTATAACCTGCTGAATGAAATCAAATCTTTGTGTTCCAAAATTATCTTGTTGTGGATAGAACTCAACTCCCTGCCTTATACCAAACATCTTCATTTGGGATAAGTGAGAACTAACCAGCATTGTGTCAGCTGACCCTTTTCCGTCACGAGTAATGACGGACTTTATCATTTCATCAAGAACAGCTTTACTATTACTCTCCATTAATTAGATCCCTTTGCTATTGGTCAATGACATAACCAGCATGTAAACGCTTCAAAGTAATTACATCTCCTTCAACTTCAACATCAAACCTTTCATTTGGTTGAAGTGCCATGTCATGACACAGCTCATCAGGTAAAGAAATTACAGCTGAACCATAAGCATCTTGCTCAAGCTCAAGTTTGTAAAAAGTTGGTTCTGGCATTGTTAGTACTTCTAGTTTAAATCCTCAATACTCTAACTCAAGTTTTCCACGAGTCATTAACCCATTACATAGCCAAACTAAAGCGTCTACGCAATCATCATGTGAGCTAACTCCAAAATTAACTATCTCATCTGTAAGAGCACCAAACTTACGATACTTGTTAAAAATAATTTTTCTTTGTTCAAAAAGTCCCATAATTCCACGAAATCTTGCAACTTTATCTCCACGAAAACCTTTTACTGGATGCCAGATTAGATTGTATAAACCTTGTTCTGTTTGACAAATTCTTTTAAAGTCTGCTTCTAAAGAAGCTTGATATGCAACTGCTTCAGACCATATATGAAGTGAAGTTCCTGTAGGAAAATAGTTTTTACCATCTTTCATAATTACTCCCCACTCTTCCATCATTTCCATCAAAAGTTCTAATTTTTCTAAATTTCCCATCACCCTAACTCGTTTGCAATCTATAATATGAACTTTATCTTTTACTCTCCCACCCATAACAAAAACTGTATAATCATTTCTTTCTCTAACTCCAGCAGATAAATCTACTCCAACTCCTAAAGCATCAAAATCGGTAGATATAGTACCTTTAACAATTAAATCTGGAGATAAAGACAATTCACTAGTTTGAACAACTTGATTCTGATATTGAAAACTAAAAGCTATTGGAGCAATTCTTCTTCTTTGACTTAAATAATCTAAAGACCACATGTCAGGCCAGTATGATATTTCTTCTCCTTCCTTATCTACAGTTATCGCAGATTGTACTATTTGTTTCCAACCATTAGCAGGAAGAAAAGTACTACTATGAATATCATCATGTCTAAATCTAGTTCCTAAACAAATGGCTCTTGCCCCTTCAAACATGGTAGGAACAATAACAGCATTCCAGTTATCTTCCATAGCTTGACGAATATCTTTATTTTTAATATCATCGGCACTTTTTATTGCGTCATCAATTATGCAGAGATGAGATCTTTTTGATGTAACAGCACCTTTTAATCCTGCACAACAAACAGTAAACTCTTCTTCACCAGTAGACTTTATACCTGCAAACTTCCAATCTATACTCCAATATTCATTAGAGTTTATTCCCTTGGCAATTTTTACCATAGGAAAAATTTCTTTATAAACTTTACTTTCATCAATTATTCTTTTTATTGCTGCACTCTTTGGTCTAGCTACATCGACGGTGTATGAAATATATAAAATTTTTAAAGGCATTTTATTTAAAGCATGTATGCCAATAGACCATGCTGTATATAAGCCTAATACGGTAGATTTAGCAGATCCTCTAGGAGCTAGTATATCAATATTGGGACCAGCAATACTTTTTAGACATTCGCTATCATCTCCTGTGCAAAGATATTTGTGCCACTCAAGGTGGTGTTTCGCAGGAGGTTTTCCCCCTACAACATCACAAAAATATGCAAAATTTTTTCTAGCTTTTTCTACATCAACATTAGAAGTTTTCTTAACTACTTGTTGTTTTGCAGCTGCCCTGGCTGTACGCCTGTAGACGCTGTAAATACTTGTACCTGCCATAAACGTAGCTTAGCGTACTTTTGCTTAAGATTCTTCCTGAAGAATTTTTGTCCAGACTCCCATTGATGCTTCTTGTAAAGGTCCTTCGATAGGATCATCTCTGAAGATAGATAACATCTCACGTAATGCTCTATCTGCACCAGCAAGAATTAATCCCTGTTTATCCTGCAGAATTTTTTTGTCTTCTATTTGTTTTATAGCTCCACGTAATTCCTTTTGGAGCATTGCTATTCTTGCTGCACCCATATCCTGTTTAACGATTCCCATATCAATTGCATCACGTAATTTATTTATATCAATCTGCATATTGTCTATTTCAGATTCTAAAACTACGTTAAAATTTCGTTTTTTAAATTCTTTCGTAGACCATTCGTTGCATTCCACAACTGTCCCTTGAAAACCTAAAAAACGGGAAAATAAATATATTTGTATTGGAGAACTTGCTTTTTTACAAAATTCAAGAAAGGATTCACGATCTTTGTTAGATAAAGTCTGAATCCATTTCTTCATGTTCTGTATTGGCTCTGAGCCTGTTCGAAATCTCTATTCTCTTTATAGCGACGGAACATCTCTCTTTGCAAGTCTGTTGTTCTTTGTTCCTTACCTGTCTCTCTTGTTAACGCTCTATCTTGTTCTCCTGCAGTCTCTAGTCCTCTTCTATACTGTAGACCAGTTTCTGCTGTCTGGGCACGAGCCTCTTGACCAGCAGTTCTTTGAAGAGAACGATTTTCTTCTGCTGTCTTAGCAACAGTTAACCGATCTTCGGCAGCAGCAGCCTGACCACGACGAATATCCTGACCAGTAAAGAATTCTGCATTAGTTCTATCCAATTGAGCACCTAACTCCATATTCAATCTTTGCTGTTTTCCACTTACTTCATTTAAAGCAGATTGACTAGCAAGAGCTTGAGTTGGAACCTGCGTTGTTGGAGCAGGAGCAGGAGCTGGTGGTGGATATATTATCTGTGGTGGTGGTGGGGATCCTCCTCCCATCAT